TGTAATGCTGTCCATCTTCAAATGTAATAATATACTTTTCTTCCATTGTTTTGATTTATTAACAAAGATAACTTTAATTTATTAATAATAACTTTTATTTTATATAATTCCCATTAATTTTTTATTATAAGATATATGTTGCTCGTGTTCTTCATACATCTGGTTTAACTTTTTGCGACATTTATCAATCTTTTTTATTAACTTATCAATAATCTCATAATCGTATTCAACATCCCACAATTTAAACCTTTGTTCTAAAGGCATATGGTCATAGTTGTGTAATGCTCTTAATTCTACACATGCCTCTAAATAATCAGGGCTTTCCATAGTTAAAAATCCTCCTTTATAAAATAACTTTCTTTCCTCATCTACAATCATGTGTTCAGGAGTGTTGTTCAAAGAGTAAAAAAGACGTGACCTTGTTTTACCCCATAGCCACATATAACCATGTAACTGCAAAAAATAATCTGTGCTTAAATGAGCTTTGCCAAAAGTAAGCAAATCATATGCAGCCTTATTATCATATATCCACTCCAATATATCAACATCGCATTCTCCACATATGTAATCATTGAACTTTCTTTCTTTGTTCTTTCTGATTAACTTACCCTTATGGATGGTTTGACCTAAAAGCGTAATTCCGTCCTCTTCTGTAAATTTGCCTTTCTCAAAATACTTTGATGTTACTTCATTTCTAACACCATACACATCTTCAATAAACAATTCTCTTAGATACGTTATGTTTCCCTGTGTAAGTTCACCGTTTGCGCTCCATATCTTACCTAAAGCCGAACACCTAAATAATTTATTATCAAACCTTCCCATATAATTCCCTTTTAGCTTCCAATAATTCTATTTGATTTTCCATTAGCTCAACACCAAATAATTCAGATTCTACCTCAATTAAACTTTCTCTATCGTGAACACTTTGAATAAAATCTATTATTCTTTCATTTTCCTTTATGCTGTTATTTTCATCTAAGCTAATAATGTCTGATGAATTGTCCACATAATCAACATTCATTGTGTCGCTGTCTTTAATAATGGATTGGTCTGCAATGTTAGCCTTTTGCATTTCGATAGACAAGGGAGCGTATTTTGAAAGCAAAAGTTTAATTACCGTCTTTAGTGCCATAGAATCAAAATCATCCTTCCAAAGTCCGAAATTCTTTTTATATGTTTGGCTGTATTTTTTACCGTGCTTTTCAACTTCTCCTACACTGGCATACATAGTTTTTTCAAAACCATTTAGTAAACTAAAGTATGCAGCATAGCCAACTATTTTATCAGATACCTTCTTTGTAAAATCAAATACAAAGCCCGTGAGAGGGTTTTGTTCTATTAATTGACCTTCATATATAGGAGTTCCTGATATAGTCTTAAACTGTCCGCTTCTTTGCGCTAACTGAATGTAGCCTTTATAGCCCATTTGAAATTGAGCCACTTGTTTGTACGATCCGTCCTTTTGCTTTTGATTGTACGGAACAATATAGGCAAAACCCAGATTGTTATTAAGTGGTAAATCTAAAGTAGCAGCAACAACAGCACTGTGATATACTGAATTTTGGTCTGCATTTTTCAATAGATCATTGGATGATACTATTTGAAGTACTGATGTTAAGAATGAATTTGCCCTTTTGCCTAACATTTCAGCGAACTTGTTCTTAACAACGTCACGTTCTAAAAAGTCCTTAATGCTTGGCGGTTTTACATCTGTTTTTTGAATTTCTTTACTCATTTTTGTTTATATTTTAGTTTGTAAATGTAGTTATTTTATTTTACAATATATAATTATTGATAACTTAATTTTTAAGTAGTAAGCACAAAAAGTTTATTACCGTCATTCCTACACTAAAATCAAATACCTTTTTAAAACATCTTTTTATCTAAAGAAAGTATTTAATAATTTTTGCCCAAAAAAGCAAAATAAGAATGAAAGTTTGTCGTAGAGAAGCCTTTACTACAGCCAGTTCACATTTCCCACCGTCACGATATTCTCGTATATGTGTTATCCTAAATTCCACATAGTTTAAGGTCAATGTATAAAGTTCAGTTATGACGTACTCGGTTGTCACTCTTAAGACATTGCCGAGATTAATATTTTCATACAAAGGTGAACCTAACTTAATTTTTCAACTGACACTAATCGTTACTTGTCACGATAAGCGATTATTTTGGATAAGTGGATAACAAACACTCGGAGTTAAATTAAAGGCACAAAAAAAGCCTTAAATGTACACCATTCCGAGTAGTATACATAAAGGCTTGTTAAATGAGATTATAATTTCTTTTACTATAATCACTTTTATCTATGTCAGATACTCGGAATATCTAAAGACAAAGATATAAATAATTATCTTATTGTCATCACTTTAGTATCGTAATCGTAAAAAAACATCAAATTTTTAAGGTTAATGCACCCGTCAATTATTTTTGTTTCAGTGATAAAGCTATCAATCTGTAAGTTGAATGTTTTCTTAGATAGTTTATTCAGATCATTGTAAAATTCCACATGGTGATTTCCTGAGAATTGAAGTTCCGGAACAATGTGTATTTCATTGTCTTCGATATATAAGCGTGTACCGTAGCATATTGATCCTTCTATGTAGTCGGTTGTTATGCTTTCGTCTGGTATGCCTTGAATGTGCCTGAACCCCGTAATACGCTCATTCTGAAAAAAATCAATGTTGGATGTTTTGAAATTTGTCAATATCCGTGTAATAATTGGAGATTGTTTTATATCTTGCATTGTCATAATAATTTTAGTTTGTTTTTAGTTTAGTTGAAGCGGATGTTTTAGTCCGCTTTTTTTATTCAGTAAAATATAGTGATATATCAACCGGCTTCAATTTAGAAATTATGTCTTTACGAATTTGATTATGCTTTAACCTTGCATTTTCTGCATCCTTTTCATTTGACATATATTCTTCATGAATGTCATTATCATATTGAAGATAATTTCCAAATTCCTTTTTGCCGACATATGATATACTATTAGATTCACCCTGTTCAACATATTTACCATCCTTTCTTAAGGCTACAATTTTCTTAACTTTCAAAATTGACCAACTTGTATCAAAAACAACAAATGGAACAAATCCTATATTTGATTTAATAAATTGGTCTATTTCATCCTTTATTGACTTTAATGAAACACGTTTCATTTTTTTAAAATCCTCGTTCATCTCAATTTCGCAAATGAATTTATCTTCATCTTCCGAATAAAATATTTCATGCCCCTTGTAGTCTGCAATTTTTATTTTTTCCATTTTTTATATATTTAGTTTATTAAAAATCTTATGAACATAATTGCACACATCACAATGACAATACACTGTATAATGTTGCCTAATTTGTCGGATGCCTTGTTGAAGTTGCTGTTTGGATTGTAGTTTGTTTGCATTTTTATTTTAATTATTTATTGTTACAAAGATAGTTTTTTATACAATACGGTGTATATTAATGATAACTTTTTTATTTTACTTTTATTACGATTACATCATCATTCGATACCCTCTCAAATTTGTAGTTTCCTAATGGTATATCACAATTTGCAATACCAAATGAAATCCAATTTGCCCTAACTTTAGAACCCGTTAAACATGGTTTATTATAGTCAATCGGAGCCTTGTTTATTAGAAGATAGTTTCCCTGCTCCCTGAATACATATCTATCATGGTTGAACCATTTTGAGTTGCTTGATAGTGTTCTGTCTTCGGGTCGCTTTCCTACTCCTATTCTGATAGTATTGGTTATTGGTAAGGTATTATTCATGATTTTATCAGTTCAGGATTCTCAAAAATATTGCCGATAACAATTGCTCTATATTTCCATTCTTGGTTATTTATGCCTTTGCCCCAACTATCATAAACTGATTTAACGAAATTCGTATCAAATGAAGCCGATTCATTATGCCAAACAACTTTAACTATTCTATCTTCTACGTTTAGAATATCCCCTTCATAAATTTCCTTACCGTTCTTATCATGGAGTCCTGTGAATTGAGAAACTATCTGACTATTGCTATAGAAAAACTCTCCTTCTCTATATTCTTCCCAATCGTTTGTCATTACTCCAAAAGAATTGAACTCAGTAGTTATAATTCCATATACTCCAATTGGTATAAATTGTTTTTTTACAATATCCCACACTCTAAATTTTAACGGTCTATTCATTTTATTATAT